CCAGTTCCTGTAATCTCGCATCCATTTGGGCTGGTGTCTCGTTCATACTGTTCATCCTTTCGTCCTATGCCACTCCCTGCATCGGCTGTGGCTGCTGTGGCTGCTGGCCGGGCATAAGCTGTGGTCTCTGTGGCTGTTGCATAGGCGGCACTATCTTATCCGGCTCATCCTCGCGGTGGGCCTCGTCCAGACCCCAAATGCCCAACAGCCGCTCCCAGAGGTCCTTCAAATTCGTCCAAGCCGCAATCTGCGGATTCTTGAGAGCCAATGATAGTGCCTGCATCAGGTACTCGACCATTTCCTTACGAAGCAGCAGCAGGCTCAGGCCGCCGACGTTGAACTGATAGCGTTCGAGGTTCGAGAACGTATCCGTGAACTGCTCCAGCATTTCGTAACTGTTATAGAGCAGTTTGGCGATGGAGTTGACCTCTAACTTTCGGGCAATCACGTCGAAGTAGCCGTGCGACTCCTGCGTCTTGATCTCAATCTCACCCAGGGTCTTTTTCGCCCCGCTCGGCATGGCCGTCAGGAACTCCGTAATCGCCGTATTCTCCTGGAGGGCCTTCTCGGTCATATCGAAGACGCGGAAGGCGTCGGCGCCGATGCCGCTCTTCTCGACGGGGAAGACGGCCCGTTCCGCCGCACCCGGCTTGAGCTTGATGAGCTTGCCGGGATAGATGCTCGTCATGTTTTGCGGCTCCATCAAGTCCTGCGGCTTGAACTGGTACATCGTGTTGACGCTGAAGGTGAGATTGTCGATGAAGAGGTTGAGCAGGTTATTCAGCGTGTACTGGAGCTTGACTTCGGCTTCTACCATTGAGGTTCCTGCGACGCCGCGATGCGGATAGACCATCGGGATCCAGAAGTCCCAGGGGTGCTTGGCATCCTTGTAGCCATTGGGGTGATTGCGGATGAGGTACTTTTCGTTGGCGAGCCACACGAGCACGCCCTTCTTGGTCTCGCGGCCGTCCTTACTGACGACATCGCCCCAGAATTCCAGGATTCCTACCTTCTTCGAGACGGGGGTATAGGTATCCAGCCCCTCGCGCTGCATCCGATCTTCGCGCTCGTCCTTCTGGCTGTAGGTCTCTTGAATCTTCTTGATCTCGGCCATATCGAACGGTGCATCCTTGGCGTGCTCGTTGCCGCTGTCGCTTTCTTTATTGGCATCGCGCGCGATCTCGATGAGTTTGGCGAGGTCCATTTCCTTGTACTCGATGACGTACCGAGGATTCTCGTCCTGGAACGGCATGAACTCCGGCGCGATGTAGAGGTTCTGAACGTCGGTGTTCTCATAGAGCAGGCGTTTCTTGGCCCGGTTCCAACTTCGCTTCACCGCCCCCAGCCCTAGGAGACATGCGCCCTTGATCATCTCGCCAAACGCCGCTACGAAGTTCGTCTTTTTCAGATGGGCTTTGAAGCGAAGATCGTCATACTTCGCCTGCTGCTCGTACTCATTGAGTTCATCCTGGAGTTGTTCGAGCTGCTGTTTGGACGTTTGAACAACCTCATCGGCCTTGGTAATCTGGCTCTGCATCAACTCGATAGCGGCCATCGTATCAGGGGTCGGCTGCTGCCCGGCCTGCGAATCGAGCATCTGCTTGGCCGTCTTGAGTACGTCGGCCGCCCGCTTCTGCATCAGTCCGAGTTGTTTCTTGGCCTGCCGAATCTCCTCCTTCAACGGCAGGATGAACTCATCGTCCAACTCAATGTGAAAGAGCTTCGACGTTTGTAAGGTGGCCCGCTCGATGAGTAGGCTCGAGCGCTCCACGGCCATAAATAGTTTCGGGATACAGGTCTGAGACTGCCACTCCTTCTTGTCCTCGTAGTCCTGCATGTTCTGGTATATTTGCCAGAGTTCCTGCCACTTTTTCCGCAGTGTGTCCGTCGCGTTCTCCGCCTCCTTCTTGCAGTCAAGAATCCACTTCTTGAGGTACGCGGGGTCGCTGAGGGTTTCCTTGCCGTCGCCGGTGGTCTTGGGCTCCGGTGGCTGCTTCTGCTCGGCTATCGTTCGTTTTTTTGCCATAATGGATTAGCCTTCGGCAAACGCACAGCAATTACTTGAACCGCTCGATCACCGCCGTACTGCTTAAACCGGCCACGAGTGGGGCGAACAGCACCTTGCCCCCATAGGATTCGACCGTCTCAGCCCCCGCGACGCCCCGGTCCGCCCAGTCCTCGCCCTTGATGAGCACGTCGGGGCGAATCTTATTGATGAGATTGGCGGGCGTGTCCTCGGCAAACAGCACGACGCAATCGACCATGTGCATCGCGGCCAGGACCGCCGCCCGGTCCCGTTCGCAGTTGATGGGACGTTCGGCGCCTTTGATGCGCCGGACTGAGTCATCGGTGTTGAGTCCGACGATAATCGTCTCGCCCTGCCATCGGCAGAATTGCAGGTACTCGACGTGCCCACGGTGCACAACGTCGAAGCAACCGTTGGTAAAGACGATCCGTCGCCCCTTCCTTCGGTGGCGCTCCACCTGAGCCAGCAGCGCCGCCTGCTGATTGACGGGATAGATTTTTTCATAGATGTGGTGCATGGGTGAATCTCCTATTTCTTTACTTGAACACGGTCTTGACCGCATAGCTCTTGGCGAAGTCGTTGGCGTCGCCGTCTTTCTCCTGCCCCAACTGGACCGGCTTGGCGTCGGGATACTGCTCCTTCATCTCAATCACGGCGAAGGCCAGGGCCTCTATGGAGGGGTACTCGCCAAAGGGCAAGCCCACAATGTCACTCTCTTCAATCGCCGCGAGGTAGTTGACGATCTTGGAGTCCTTGAGAAACAGCATACGCCGCTCAGGGTCCAGCAGTCGCTTGAGATGCGGCAGGATATAGGCGTAGAGCGGTTTCATCTCCACCATCATCGTCGGACAGATGTAGAAGGAGCGTCGCAGGACCAGCGAGGTTGCCGGTGATTGCAACTCAGAATCCAGTTCCTTGATGAGCTTATCGGCGGAATTATTGCGAGCGTCGCCGAACCATGCCGTCGGCTTGTAGCGGGCGTCGAGCGCGCCGCACCGCCGCACCAGCTCCCGCGTGTCGAACGTCTCGTACTCTTCCAGCAGGTAGATGTCGTGACTGTCGAAGTGCTTCTCGTAGAGCATCCCCAGCACGACGGCGAAGCCCGGCGCTTTAGACGGCCAGCTCACGCCGCCAAAGATCGCCTTGCACTGGTTCGTCAGCTCCACGTCGCTCAGGGGATAGTTCAGCGGACTTGTCTTGATATCGGCGATCATTCGGTCAACTCGCTCTGCGAAAAATAGAATTTCCCATCGACGGCGTATATGATGTACCGCACGAGGTCGGTCGTATGGTCGTTGACCTTCAAGGGCTCGTCTTTGGCCTCTCGATTCTCTTTCCCCTCGGCCCACTTATAGCCGCTGATTTCCTTAATGGTGTTGCGGCAGGTCTTGAAGATGAACAACCTCGGCTTGCCGTCCCCCTGAATCTTGAGTGCGGCCTGTACGGCCTCGATACCCAAGTGTACGTCCTTCTTCGCCGGCAGGCTCGGTATGCCCAGTTTCCTAAGTTCGTGGGCGTCCTGAGCATCATGGTCGGCCCACGTCACCCTGTACGTCTCTGTGCCGCTGATTTGCTTGATGCGCTCGGCGTGGTAGGCCAGGGTCTCACGGGCCTGATAGTGCTCGGCATAGACGTACCATCGCTTGTCCGGATCCCTTGCCAGCCACACGCACGCAAAGGGATTGTTGAAGCCCCAGTCAATCGCCCTGTATCTCGGCCAGTCGGCGGGTATCTGGAAGGGTTTACAGACGTGGACAGCGCGATTGAAAGTTTTGTAAACGGCTCCGAAGAAGGCGGCAAACCGGCCCTTGATACGGGTCTCCTGAATCTCGATGGGCCACTGGGCAATGAGCGAGTCAATCTCGGCGTCGTCGATGTATCCGCCCCGGCTCTTACGGTTGTCGTTGAGATCGGCATAGAACACATCGTCCGTTGGCGGCATGGTCTCAATGCGCTCTTCCAGCCAGCCTTGAGGCATGATGGGCGTCATACTCTGCGAACTGAAACCCTTCTTGTCCATGAGCCTGGCCTGAATCTCCGTCCAGATACCCAGCGAATCACTCTTGATCTGCTCATCGCCGTAGAAGGCGTCAATCGCCCGGCCCTCGAACGCCTTTCGGCCCTGCTCGTAGGCTTTGAACTCGATGGTATTGCCGTTGACCAAACGAAGCTCAGAGGGGATTTCCTCCTGCTTGTTATGCCAGACGACGCTGCGGATTTGAGGCATGGGCAGATACATCTTGAGCTTCTCTTTCCACAGCAGCTTGCCCACCAAGGGCCAGGTATTCGCCGCCGCCCAGATCGTCGCCTCTTTCGGCGTCCTGCGGTAGGGGTGTACGCCCAGAGCAAAGGAACACAAATCGTACCCGATATTGCTTTGCGATTTTCCTGACCTGTTTCCGCCGCACAACCAGCGGTTCTTTGCCGGGCTCGCGTGAAACGCCCGCATGGCCGGCAACGGCTCGTAGAGCAGAATGGCCGGGCCGATGGCGCGGATTTGGTCATTGCTGAGCAGGTTCAGGTTGAGACTCGTCATCGCCGGTATCACCAGGCTCGCTATGATCGTGATTGTTATTGCCATTGCCGTTTTCACCTTTGGCCTTCAAGATCCCCCTGATCTTCTGGCAGTCTTCGTCCGACAGACTGTTCGTTAAGGCCCCACTGTGCTGAATATGCTGCGTGTTTTGCCAGTGTTCGGGGTCCCGATTGCACGCCAGGAATATATTGGCGCCCACATCCGGGGCCATGTGCTTCGTCACCGTCTTGGTATTGGTCTTGACGATGACCATCTTGCCTTGTTCGTTTTTTTCCTTGATGGTCTCAACCGTCGTCTCCTCGTAATCATAGCCTTTGGCCCGCTTCCACAGATTGTTGACACAGAGGGCCGCGATATCCTGCTGCCCTTTTCGGATCTGCTCGCGGAACTCCGGCTTGGTCGCCTTGTAGTGCTCCCACGTCGAGACGCCGACGCCGAGTGTCTTGGCGATGCTCTTCTCCGTCATGCCGCTGCGCATCCAGCCCATGATCAC